GATCCATGCGATCATGCTTTGCGAATTACCGTACGCCTCCGCGACACCCTCAATAACAATTACCGGGTAATCGGTCTCCGCCGGCGGATTTTCGATATCGATCCCGACGAAAACGGTCGGCGTCTTCCCGTACTTCGACACGCACCAGGCCGATATCTCCTGGCTGTTGGCCACTGCATCCCGTATTTTCTCTATCAACTCGGATGTCGTCAGCATCATGCGCCCCTCGGGTTGAACCGGCCGCCTGTGGCGTACTTGTCATAGGCTTCCCAAAATTTCTTTTCAAAGTGGTTGGTTGCCTTTTGCTCCCATCGCTTTCGCACCACATCGACCCACGGCCTTGCCGGCGTTTTCAATGTGTCGGTCTCTTTTCTGACGGGAAATCCGGACGCGAACAAAAACCGCCGCATCTTGGGCGTTATCTTCGTCCCGAACCCGGCGACGTTCTTTTTCATCCACACGTAATAAATCGGCTTTGGTTTCAGCAGGCCGATTTCAACCATCGTATCTTCCGGATCAACGCTGTACCGGACCATGTTGACGAATCTGGAAAACGGCTCTTTTCGGGTGCTCAACTTTTGGGCAACCCGTCCATCGGCCCCGTGCAGCCTCGATGTCCCGGACACCCATTTTTTATTTCTTCTGACCTTGGACCATTTTACCGACCGGCCCGATCGCTTTGCGGTCGGGTGCGTTGCCGATAAAACGCCCGTGTGGGGATTCAGACGCGGCTGAAGCGCGCGGCCGGTCTTCTTCAGATCCTGTTGAACATTCCATCCGAGTGATTTCAGCGCCGATGCGCGACACCTGGAAAAAACGCCCGGCAGATCGATCACGGACTTGAGAAGATCGGTCATGCCTGTCATTTTCACCTGGATATCGATCATACCCGCTGCCTCCCCATGATGGACCGTATGTCCCGCTCCACTTCCCAGCGCATCAAATCATCGTTCGACCCCGCGTCCCGGATCAGCTTCCACACCGTGCCGTCTTCCGCCGTCAACGTGTCCTGATACTGCGGTGACGCAAGATCCTCCCGGCTGAAATAGGCGTGGGCAAAAACCTTGTTGACCGCCGCGTCATCCTGCCGCCCGTGGCTGACAATGATCGCCTGGAGCTGCACCGGCTCGTATTCCTCGCCTTCCTCCATCTCGGGAAGAACGTGGGGAACATGCGTCACCATCCTGGAAGGACCGTCGGAAGCCCCCAGGATGATGGACATGTCGGATGATATATCGCTCCAAAACGTCATGGATCACCACTCATCAGGTCAAGTACGTGTCAGTCCACAAGAACCCGGAAACCGCGCTGCATATTTTCGCGTCGAAGCACTCGGACGCCTCTACCACCCATTGTTTCGGGCTGGATTCCCACCATCTGCGCACGGATCTGGCGCCGGTTTTCCGGATGACTTCATCCGGGATGTTGGTGTTGTTCCAGGTGAAGGTGTAGCCGGCGGACGGCATTTCAATCGCTGGCCTCGGGGAGACATACCCGAGCCATGCGGAGCCCTGTCCGGTATTGGTTTCCCACAGGTCGACCGCCGTGAACTCGGTTCCGGCGAGGGTTTCTTCGTCGCTCGAATAGATCGCGCCACCCACCAGCACCCTGTCAACCTCGGCCAGCATGGCCAGCATCTGGGGCGTGACCTCGGCCGGACTTCCTTTGGTGCCGGTATATTTGATGCGATCGAGCAACACGGATGACTCTTTCAGCGCCTTGAAGGTTTTGGCATCCATAATGAGGGTGTTTGGATACAGGCCGATGCTCTGCCGGATCGTTTCACGTCGCGTCAAAATGTCGGTCAGAAAGGTATTGGTCGAATCCGTGGCCGCCCATAAACCGGCGGCGTCCTCCGTCATGTTCGGCCAGTTTGCGGCCGTGCAAATCAGATCCGCGACCACCTTCTCCTTGGCCAGAAGGATTGATTGTGTGACAAAGTCAATCCCGGTCGCGATGGGCTGTAGCGGGATATCCGCATTGTTGATCAGCTCGATCGGGATAGGGTGCGCGAACGCATATTCCTTGCAGGAATACGTATCAGCGGTCAGTTTGTATCCGCCGCGACGCGCATCCGCGCCGGGTCCACGCAGGCCCGCATCGTTTCGGAACCAGTCCCCGCGCAGGAACTTGAAAAAATAATCGGATTGTTTTTTCACCGGCACAGTCGGAAACACCTGATCCGCAATGAACATGCTGTTCCGGTAGGCGATTGACAAATTGCTGAGCGCCGCATCTTTATGGGCACTGGCAGGCGTTGGAAGCATGGCTGTTATCCTTTCTCGTCAAATTGAACGTCCCTATATCAATGAACCACGGTCCCGAGACTGTAGATGGTGACCGCTTCGGCTTCTGCTGTCGCATTGGTGACGACCGCAAGGAACCGCTTGCTGTTGTTCTGGGCGATGGTCATCGTCCCGGACAGCGTTATCCCAGCACCCGCCGTGACGGTGATGGTCTCATCGCCATCCGCAGTATTTCGGATTGTGAATTCGAAGCTTGAGGTGACAATCGCACCGGCAACCGCTGCAACTATTTGCGCCGCTGTCGGGGTAACATCTTCGCGCCCTGCGCCGGCCGGATCCCTCAAAATCAACCCGCCGACAAGATTTGCCGCCGTATAGGTCGCCACACCGGCAGTATTGATGGTCGCAACTGCCGTTATCCCCTGCACCGCGTCATTGATGGCCGGGAACGGGGAGGTCAACAGAACCGTCGCCAGATCATTTTCAGCACCGGCCGCACCCACGACCATTGCGCGGGTATAGGTCGGGGCAGCCGTGTTCACCTCTCCCTTACCGGCGTCGGCCGCGTCCACATACTCGTGTTTGACGAAGGCGCCAACCCCCAGCGCGGCATTCGCAACCATCTTGCTGACGCCGAAAATCCGCACCACGGCCGCTTCTCCTGCAGCAGGGGCATTCTGCAAAATACCGATAGACACCTCGGCGGCCGTGTCCGGACGCCTGACACCGGTGCTGGCCAGCACGACAAAGCGATACTGGTCATTCACCAGCGACTCGGCAGCCGGAAAACTGACATCCAATACTTTCTGTTCGTAAGCCATTTTTTCACCCTCCTTTATACGGTGAATTGAGACCAATATTTATCGGCCAGGGTTTTGTCTTCCGTTAGAATCCGCGTGGTCGCATCCGCCAACGAAATCTTTTCCTTCACCGACAACGCCAGGGCCTGCCTAGATACTTCCGCCGCTGGATCGGTGATGACCGGTGCCGGGGTTGCCGGGGTCTGATGCCCGATGGCGTTATTCCCGGACGCCGCGAGCGCCGCAAGTTCCGCCGTTTTCCGCTCCTTTTCCGCCTTGTAAAACAGCTTGAAGGCGCCATCGACGCTGGTTCCATCCTTGATCGCCTGAAGCGTGGCCGTGGAATCCGCATTTTCAGACAGGATCGCTGTCACCCTCTCACGTTCGGCGCTTGCCGCTTCCACCCTTGCCGAATTGACGTCCACGGACGCCGCCCCCAGCGCAAACACTTCATCATAGAGCGCAGGGTGCTTTTCCTTAAGCTCTTTCAGATCCATGTCGGACCCTCCTTCGGTATAAAAGGTTGTTTCAACAGACACCCTGTCCCCGGCTGATAGCAGCGCGATCGACGTGTCGTTATCGGCCCCCCACGGGACCACAGAGACCTCACCGACAAGCGATTTGGTCCATACTTCCACATTCGGCCCGGACAACACCTTGCCGTTTACTTCCATCGTTTCCTTTGCGCCGAGCTGCCGGATTTGAAGCGGCCGGACGCCGACCGATGCCTGCCAGGGGAATCCTTCGTCCGCGAGTGCCAGCACCTCTTTCCCGGCATCGGTCGAATCCGAGAAAACGCCGGAAAGGGACAGGCCCGCATCGTCTTTGGCGGTTTTTTCCGACCATCCGACAATTTTCCCATGGTCATGGCTTCTCAGAATCGGCACCTTCGCCTTTGTTTTGATCCCCTTGATGTCGATAACGAACGCGCCGAACCAGGTGTCGATCTGCTTGCCGGTATAAGCCAAAACGGAAAACCGCCTGCTTTTCGATCCCTCTGCGGCTTCGGACAATTCAACCGGCGCCGATATGTTGACTATCGATCGTTCAATCTTTGGCATTTTGTTTATCTCCTTCTTCTGGTTCATCCGGCGGCGGCGTTTTGGCTTTCGGCTGCGCCGACAGATCGAGCCCAAGCTCCTTCGCCTTGCGGTCCTCCCGCGCTTTTTGCTCCAGGACCTCTTCCCAGTCCCGCCCCTGGCCGGCGGCTTCCTCGGCAAGGGTTGACAGCCCGTAGTCCATGGCAAGTTTCGAGGCTTCAACTTCCTTTACCGGGTCGACCCATCCCCATCCGCCGCCGATCCAGGAGCATCGACACAATTCCTGGCGGAATTTGTAGAAATCGGGCGCATCGAAGTGGCCCCGAAGATACGCTTCCTCAAGGACCAGTTCCCATATCGGCTGACAAAACTTTTTGGAAAACCACGTCCGCCAGTTCATGAAATGCCGGCGGCCTTCCAGCAGTGCGGCGCGGGCCGACGAGTAATTTGTTTTCGAGAAATCCTTCAGCAGCAGTTCATATGGCATTCCGAGAGAAACGCCGATGAGACGCAGCACGCCCTCCACAAAAGGCGCGAAGGCATCGCCCGGGCGCTTCGGGTCGACCACATTGATCGATTCCCCGACATTGAGGTAATGGACAAGGCCGGGTTCGATCCCCTGGACCCTGGAGCCGTCCGCCGCCCGGGTACTTCCGGCCTGGCTTGCGGCCATCCCCAACGGATCTGCGTTTGTGATAAAAATAGCGAGGCACGCGGCGACCCGTGCGGCAACCACTTCCGCCTCAAGGTAGTCGGCAAGGTGCTTAAAAAAGGACATCGCAGGGGCGAAGAATGGAACGCCGCGTAGCTGACCTACTCTTTTAGGCGGAAAAACGTGCAGGACCTGTGGTCTCCCGTTTTTGTCCCTTGCCGGAATCTCTTTATATTCAACCTTGAGCGTCTCTTTCAGGTTCGGTTTTGAAAATGAATAGGCGATGGGTTGCCCCCTGTCGCCGAGCTTGATTCCCTGCTCAAATCCTTGATTCTCCGATATGCATCGGTCGGATTCAGCCAACTCTATCACGCGGCCGAGCGTGCGCCAGGGATCATTCGCCCATGTGGGAATGGCAAAAACCTCGCCGTCCTCGATTATTTTTCGGATGGCCAGGAACTGGATCTCGTCGAACGACAATCTGTCGTCGGCACCGGCGAGCGGTCCCCACGTCTCCCAGATGGTTTCCGCCTGCCGTTGCAGTTCTTCCGCGCGTTCTGGCGATACGCCGATTGCTTCCGCCCTGATTTTGGAC